GTTGAAGATGAATCAGTAGGTCAACAATATTTAGAACAACACAATAATTGGCCTGCACAAATGTGGATTCAAACTTCATACAATACCGTAATTAATACACATAGATCTGGAGATAACTCAAAAGCATTTAGAGGAAATTATGCAGGAATAGGTTATGAGTGGGATGAAGATAATCAAATCTTTTGGCCTAAAAAACCTTATGCATCTTGGGTAAAAAATACTACAACTGCAAGTTGGGACTCACCAATTGGTGCTGCTCCAGCACTAACAGCTGAACAAATTTCACAAAATGAAGCTGGTACTCATCAATGGAATTATAGCTGGAATGAAGCTAATCAATCTTGGGACTTGACAGATTCACAAGCATAAATTAAAAATGGTGGTGGTATGCAAAAGAAAGTATTAAGCGAACAAGCATTATATTTTGGTGATGTGGCTATGCCTAAAGATTGGGACATTGACCGAGATAAATTAGCAGAAGATACTTTAAAATCACAACTTAATAACAAAGAATTTCCGTTCTCAAGAACTTGGGATATGTTGAATACATATATGCGAGATCACGTTGGTCTTGAATATGGTGTTAATTTAATTAACAAAGAAACGTGGGGAGATGTTTACACACCTAATGAAAGAACACTTCCTTTGTTAAATATAGATCCTGTAGATCTGCGTAACTCACCAGACTTTACATTATTATATGGTGTTAAAGTTAAAGATTGTATGGTTCGAATACACTTTGAAGATAACAGACGTAAAGGAAGAAGTTGGGACATAGAACTTACCAACAATAAATTTATAATGTTTCCATCAACAAATATGTATTACTTAACCAATAATCAAAAGGATAGTTTAAATTTTGTACAAACTATAACGTATGAATATATCTAATTACTATTGGTATTTTAGTGGTGTGTTGACACCAAAGTTTTGTGATGATGTAATTAAATATGCAAATGCACAAAAAGAAGTTATGGCCAGAACAGGTGGCTATGGTGATAAAAAATTAAAAAAAGAAGAAGTAAAAGATTTAAAAAGAAAAAGAAACTCTGATTTAGTATGGTTAAATGATACTTGGATATATAAAGAGTTGCATCCATATGTGCATCAAGCAAATAAAGCAGCTGGTTGGAATTTTGAGTGGGAAAGAAGTGAGTCTTGTCAGTTTACAAAATACAAGTTAAATCAATATTACGATTGGCATTGTGATAGTTGGGACAAGCCTTATGAT